GATTACTTCAAAGTAGGTAGTCAAGAAATCCTTTATCAACTTGAGTTTGGCTGGTGGCAGAAGTATTGCGATACAGTATTTGGTGCATCATATTACACTAACTTACCTAATGGTGCTCTGATATCAAGTTTCAATCCTAGTTTGCTCATCAAAAGTGATCAGACATTGATAAGACTTGATACATTCATGGCTGTCAAAATATTCTATGAATCAATCGTAAGTGATACTTCAAACGTCAACGATGTTGATCGTGCGAACTATGATCACGCATTGCGTAGATATCAGTTTGAATGGGAAAAGGCACTACAGTTAATGAATTTCTATGATCTAAATCAAGATGCTCCTAACGGTCCAACAACTAAGTTAGAGGAAAATTGGACAGCAGACGTAGATTACTTTAATAATGACCGTAGGTATTTCTGATGAGTAATATACCACTGATTAGCAAAACGGCTATAATTGCTTATATACGACAGGTGACAAATACTTTGACACCAATCGTTGAAGTAAGCGATGTATATCCTAGTGCTGATGATGTAGTGGCATATGGTATCTATGTTGATGATGTCTCTACAATCAGTAGAGAAGTAAATCAACTAGGTACCACACCATGCGGAAGTATCTATACGATGACTGATCAGTTTAATGTTTTGTTTGTCAGTATTCAAAATGATCCACAGTGGGTCTTTGTTGAAACAAGAATACAAGATATGGGAAGTGACAGTGATTTCTTTCAAGGTTATTATGAAGTAACTTGGACACAAGATGTAGTCATAGGAAATCGTAGTGAAAAACGTACCTATACATTTGATTTAAAAAGATTGAATTTTAATAGTTAGCCAAAACGTAAAGGAGAAATACAATGGCATATATTACAGTAAACGAGACAGGTACTTTCCCTGCGCTTATACTGTCAACAGATATTGCTAACTGTAACGTTGGCGCAAATGGTAATGGATTTGTGAACGGTAACGCAGCACAACTTCTAAATGTGACTTGCTTACAAGATGTAACAGTAACTAATAGCACTGGCATCTTTAGTTGGACAGATTTCTGTTCAGCAAGTATCAATAAAGTCACTACACCTAGCGACAACGAGATCAGCACTAATATCGTAATTGATGATGAAGGATTCTTTGGCGATAGCGCATCAGGTAACACTACAGCAAAATACTATGGTGTTTCAGGCTTGAGCCAAAATCGCGTTGAAGTAGCCTTCAGACTTCAGTTGAACAATAGCGCAAACGTAGGAAACGTCGCTCCTGCAAATACTTTCATCTATCATGGTGTTGGATATTTGAGTAGCGTAGCACCGACTGTTAGCCCAGATTCGCCCGTGTGGGTTTCACCACTCACACTTGCTGTCAATGGTGACATGGGAAGTGGACCTAAGGTCTGATGACCAAAATAAGGAGAGCAGAGCGATCTGCTCTCTTTTTTAATAAGTGAACTATTATGAACAAAGAATTTTTAATCACGACAGAAGAAAAACTACGCAGCCTTATCGCTGACGAAGCAAAATTATTGCCCATGCTCACAAACATGGAACATACTATAAGACAGATGAAAGCAAAGCAAGCATTTCGTTTAGCATTGCTCAATCAACTTTTAGAAGAAGAATACGATAAATATAGTGGGAACTAATTAAAAGGAGAAATAAATGAAACTTTCACAATTAACATCTGAACCACAGTTAATAGAAATCACACTTGACGATAATGATATTATTGAGAAATATGGTGAAGCAGTCACGTTTCACACATATGATCGTCAACCAATGGATGTATTTTTAAGATTAGCAAATGTAGATCAAAAGAATACTAGCGAATTGATTAGCATCGTTAGGACATTGATACTTGATCACAAAGGCGAACAGATATTAAGTGACAAAAATATGTTACCAACAAGCATATTGATGAAAGCGATTGCAAAGGTGACCGAACAGTTGGGAAAATAACTAATGACAGCATTAATATGGATAGTCCTAAAATGCTGTCACTATTACAATTAGATGGTCTTGGTAAAAGATATGGATTATTACCAAGCGAAGTATTAAGGAGGTCTGATACATTTGACTTATATGTGATGGATGCTGCTATGTCATTTGAGAGTTATCATAATAAGAAAGCAAACGCAAATGGTAAACCAATAGCACCAGATTTATCACAAGATCAATTGTTAAAGATATTAAACAAAACAAAATGAAAGGCGTCACAGTAGTAAAAAATAACATAACACCAAGTTTAAAGCGCATTCAAACTAAACTTGATGGATTACCTAAATTAGCATACAATGAATTTGTTAAAAATACTCCTGTGCGCAATGGTAATGCAAGACGCAAGACTAAACTACAGAAAGATACTATAGTTGCTGATTATCCATATGCTAAACGTTTAGATGAAGGATATAGTAAACAAAGTCCACAAGGTATGAGTAAACCTACTGAAGAAGTTATCAAGGTAGAACTTGATAAAATTATGAGGAAGTAACATGGCTGATCTAGTCTATAAAGTATCGGTTGATACCAAACAAGCACAAAAGTCACTAGATGGTTTAGAAAAAAGTATTGGTGGACTTAAGAGTGCCTTAGCAGGATTAGCGATTGGTAGTTTTATAGCAAATACTTTCCGTAGTGCTGAAGCAATACAAGACTTGGCAGAACAAACTGGATTTGCTACACAAACAATATTAGGCTTACGTAGAGCATTCCAAGAAAATGGTAGTAGTGCTGCCGCTGCTGAGGAAAGTATCAGTAAATTTACAAAGAATGTTGGTGAGGCAGCAGCAGGTAGTTCTAATTTACAACGTAGTTTCCAAGAAGTTGGTGTAAGTCTACAAGATTTAGCAACACTTAGTGAACAAGACTTATTCCTTAAAACTATTAAAGGTTTAGGCAAAATAACTGATAATGCTACTAAGGCAAGATTAGCAACAGAATTATTAGGTAAAGGCGCAAGAGCCAATTTTACAGGTATTGCAAACAGCATTGATGGTTATATCGCTGGTAGCGCAGCAGCAGCCAAAGCAAATGAAAATGCTGATAAAGCAGCAGCAAATTTTGAACGTGCTATTACCAATTTAAGAGAACAATTATTGATTGTTTTAGATCCAATCAGTAAACTTGCAGGTAATATAAACGTTGCAGGTGAAAGTATTGGTAGATTCCTAAATGTTGTTAAAAATGTAGCAATAGTTATTGGATCATTTTTGGCTGTAACTAAAATAATCAAATTAGTTGTAGCAGCATTTGAAGCCTTAGCAACAGCACCATTACTTGTGATTGCTGGTGTCAAAATGTTACAAAGAACATGGGCAATATTTTTAGAACAATTAGGTAGATTTAAAAAAGCCGGCGAAGTCACAGAAAAAACACTAAAAGGATTAAGTACACGATTTGAATTTGTCAAAAAATCAATAGAACTCTTAGGCAAATGAGTTGGCGTACTAGCAGCAGCGTTGACTGGTCTTGCATCAATAGTATTTCCAGATAATGTCACTAAGTTTTTTAAGAGTATCGGTCAGTCACTTGGTATTATTCCCGACGAAGTACAAGAAGTAACTGATTATATTGATGACTTAATGGCAAAAAGTACAGCAGCCTGGTTAAAAACTCAACAAGAAGAACAAGCACAACGTGAAGTTATAAGCGCATTACAAGAAAAAGTAACAGCAATAAAACAGATTGGTATTGCTTACGCCAGACAAAATGATGACTTAGTTAAATCAGTTGAAAACGAAAAAGAATATCTTTCACTTACTGAAGATGAAATTGAAGCAAGAACTAAATTATTAGAACTTGAGAATCAATTCCGTAGTGTCAATGATCAATTAGTAGCACAGCGTAGTAAATTAACATCAGCGCAAAAAGAAGAACGTGCTGCAATCAATGAAACAATAGTTGCAGCATTTAAACAATTTTTGGCAGATGAAAAACGATTAAAAGCAGCCATTGAAGGATTACAAAAAGCACGCCAAGCACAAGAAGAATTCACACGTAGCATTGAAGATAGTGTAAGAGAATTAGAAAAATTTGGTGCACTAGCCGACCTACAAGAAGAATTAAATTTAATAGGTCTATATGGTGATGAATTAGAAAAACAAACACGCTTAAACGAAATCAATAGAAACTTACGCCAAGAGCAACAACAACTCGCTATAGAATTATTACGCTTAGATAAAGACCGTAATAAATTAGGTGAATTGAATTATAATGCTGAAAGACAGCGCATCATGAAACAAATGGCTGACGCTGTTGAACTAAGCGAAGCACGTATCGCAGTATTTGAACAAGAACAAGAGCGCAAATTAGAATTAGAAAATAGTTATGCTGAAGGTGCTAAACGCGCATTAATAGATGTTACCGAACAGTTAAAACCTTTAAATATCGCACAAAATGCAGTAAAGAAAGGTTTTGATGCTATAGGTGATGCTATTGATGATTTCGTAGAGACTGGTAAATTTAGTTTCAAACAGTTTGCTGCAAGCATCATTGCAGACATTGCTAAGATTGTTGCTAAAGCATTAGTATTGCAAGCAATCAAAAGTATATTTGGTGGTTTTGGTATACCAGGACTTGCTGAAGGTGGACCAGCAAAAGCAGGTAAACCTTATATCGTTGGTGAGAAAGGTCCTGAATTGTTCGTGCCCAAGACTAGTGGCACAGTAGTACCAAATAATGCTATGAAGAATGGTGTCGCTACAGGAGCAGTGAATGCACCAATAACTAATAATTATATCACAAACAATATCAATGCAGTTGATGCCAAATCAGTAGCACAATTGTTTGCTGAAAATCGCAAAGTATTGCTTGGTACAGTAAAGATGGCTGAACGCGAATTGCCATACATGGCATAGGAATAAAACAAATGGCAGGATTACAAACAATAATAAACAATGCTAGCAGTTTGACTATAGATCGCAGAAAAGTCGTAGGTCTACAGATCACACGCAATGAGATACCTCGCGTGACATTGACACCTACTCGTCAGCCATGGAAGATGGAACTAGAGATGCCACAAAATCTAACATATTATAACAATCGTGATTTGTTAGAAGCATTAGATACTATGGATCGCGTGAGCCCAGAGATAGTCACATTCAGTAGTAATGCATGTTTAAGTTGGATATTTAGATATCAAGGTTCATTGACACAAGGTCAATTGAATGCTATGAGCGTACAGAGTTTTGTTGGCAATCAATTAGTATTACAAACATTGCCTGGCATACCTAGCAATCGTGTGATATTTGAACCAAACGATTTAATACAATTAGGTAACTATCCATATCCATTCACAAGCACAACTAGAGTGACACGTGGTGTTGGTAGCACAGTCACAGTAACTACAAACAGACCAAACATATTGAGCGTAAACATCACTAATATTGGAATCACTGTTGGTAATGCATGTGACTTTTATATGTTCTGTCCAAACATGCCAACATATAGATTGATACCTGGTGGCGTTGTTAGAGTTAATGGTATAACAGTTAATAATGCATATATTGCATTCAATGACAGATTTACATTATTTGAATATGTAGGTACAGCATAATGCAAAATATACCAGCAGTCAGTGGTAACAAAGCAAATGTTAACACAGCAGAATACGTAAAGTTAGTTATATTCAATGAATATAATGCTACACCTGCTGGTAATATCGTTGCCAATACACAATATGAAATTAAATTTGCTGGTTCAACTAATTGGACAAGTGTAGGTGCACCCAGTAACGCAATTGGTACAATCTTTACTGCTAATGCAAATGGTACGACAGGTACAGGTAATGCAAGCAATGTCACTATGTTAACATTTAGTTCAAGTTATACTAGTGATACGATAGGCAATATAGAGTATAATCCACTTGGTGGTTTATTAGCAGTAGGTCCACAACAGCGTAGTTTGCGTGTTACTAGCGCAGATACAAGCATACAGATAAGTGGTATTGGTGGCAATAATATCTATGAGATATTAGAGAGCCAAGGTAAGATA